CCGCTTACTGTGACCGTTAAATCATTGTAATCGTGAAAGTTAAAACCTACAGGGAACCTTGCTGTGTTACCGTCACCAACGTGGTGTGTCGCTGTAGCCACAGGCAGGTCATCAAACCCCTGATACTTACTGTTTGTAATCAGAGTTCCTGGGACAAAGTCGGTAAGCATTTGTGTTGTTTTAGTCTTATTAAGCACAAAGGTATAATCAGCTACAGTAAGGAACTCTAGGTCTCTCGCAGGGTTCGTACAGTAAAGGTAAGCATTGTTATTACCGCCAAAGGTGCCCACATTATTTCCATCAAGGTCAACGACATACATTTCTGATGATGAAGCTGTCGCTGTGATAATGATGATGTGTCTGTTACCTTCGCCTCTATCAACTAAATGGATAGCTGCGTTATCAGCACTGAAGGTAGTAAGTATTTTCTTTATATGCTCTGAAGGAGGCCGTTTGATAAGCCCATCAATTACTGAGGACAGTGCATTAGTTTGAGTTTCTCCCTGCGTGACTTGACGCAACGGTGAAGGTTGCTGACTAACCCCATTCAATAGGTTGGGGATGCTGGTGCTTACTAATGCCATAACTCATTACCTTATTGTTCTTCGGGGTGAACCTCTGGAGATAATCTTATAGGTGTCGTAGCTGTCTGTAAGGATATTGCTATCCTCATTAATGGCTTCGGCCCTCTCAAATTCTATAAGTGCTTCTTGCTCATCTTGAGCAGTGAAGTTAGCTAGGGTATCTGAACCCACTAGACGGGCTTGGAAGCGCCTCGTAGCTTTAACGGTTGCGTACCGCTTAACGTGCTGTGGTAGTTCTGTAAACTCAAACAGAAGAACCATGTCAACATATAATTTCTCAGTGAATGCCGTATAGCTTTTAGCAATGCGGTCATAAAGTCTGTTACCTCGTTGGGCAACGTCAACGTCCCTTGAACCGCCTGTTGTATCTATTCGGACACAGTTTGAGGGGACGTGAATCTCACCATCAACTGTAGGTATTAGGGGGAAATCAACTTCGGTGTTGCAATGTAGACCACGGGTCTGAATCTCTACAGAAGACTCTTGCAATATGGTCTGAGCTACTGAAGCATCGACCAAGGATGGGTCATCTAAACTAGATACTGGAGCCTCACCGATGGCTGATAACATTACGTTTACAGCTTCTAACTCTGATGTAGGTGTAACTATAGCCACGATAAATCCTCATAAAGTAAAAAAAAGCGGAAGCCCAATTAAGGACTCCCGCTAAAAGGTTTAAGCAGTCTGAATCTGAACAGCAGCTTCAGGACGCAAAACGCCATGACCCATAGCATATTTGGCAACCATCAAGGTGCCTTGTCTACGGATGTCGTACTCTGACTCTACAGCCAAATCCATCAACTTCACTGTACCAACAGCAGAAGTGTGAGCGATAAGAGCAGTAGTGTTAGAGGCGTTAACAACCTGTCGTCCACCAGCACCACCAGCATCAACACCAGTACCAGTCACGTTGCCAGTAGGCAGGTGAGGGGTCTTGATTAGGTTGATACCAGCAATCTGAGGTACAGTACCGTCAGCAATAGAACCACGACCACTGAAGTCTACGTTTACAGCTTTAGAAGCGTTAGCGAGCAAGTAGTATTGCTCAGGCTTCAGGAAGCAGTAACGGCCATCAGCAGGTACGTAAGCATCGTCTAGTGCTTCAGCAGCATCAAAGATTGAACCAATCAGTGAGTCAGCAGAAGTGTTAGAGTCGCTGTCAGTAATGATGGTGCCAGAAGCATAGCTTGCGTCACCTACGTTAGCTGAAGCAGCAGCAGCCTGTAGCATAGTCTGAAGAACGTGCTTGTCCATTTGGAAGGCAAGGGCACGACCCATTTCGCTAGAGTAAACTGAGCGAACATCGTAGTGGTTCTTGGCTTCTTCAATGTTAGCAATGAAGTGGTTGCTGATAAGAAGGTCATTAATGGTAATAACTTTCTCAGCGTGGTTCAGTGCAGTACCAGTAATCTCGTTACCAGGCGTGTGGTAGCTTGCGCTAGAACGGCCCATAACAGGGAACTGTGCTGATTTACCGTTAGCAATGGTACGAACCATTTGCTTGTCGGCGGTTACTGTGGCTTGCTCAAAGGAGGTTAAAACTTCTCCAGAAAACTGCTTGAGAAAAAGTGCATCAGCAGTTCCTGTGTTGTTCACCTGACCTAGTGAGGAGGGGCTTGCATTAGACATATTAAGTCCTCGTTGTATTCGTTAGTAAATTAAGTTTGGGTTTAATTCGCTAATCCTTACTTCACTGGTAGGGGTGTTCTCCGCAGAGAGCCGTACTGTTTTTTGGGGATAACTGAATTGTTTTAACAGCCTGAGTAGGCTGGTTAAAGTTTGCTTCGTCCTAACTTCTTTTCGACAGTCGCACGAAACGCAGGGTCTTTCTTGTACTCAGCAGTTGACATATCTTTAGTCACCTGCGCCCAACTACTGTATGTATCTACAGAGGCAGAGGCTTTACCACCTACGAGTGTAGGTTCTGCACCACCGTTATCCCTGTACCTTGAAACCATGCCATCAATAGCTAGTCGAGCCTGCGCTGAGTTACCTGAAGTAATAGCTGCATTAAATACATCTATCTCACTCTCAGGTAAACTGTCGGCTGCCCATTGCGCCATTTCTTTATAGGCTTCTTCACCGCCAGCGAAACTATATATTTCATTAGTCATCTCTGTGGCTTTAGCCTGTTGTCCTTCTACATAAGAATCCACCATTTCCTTGGGGATACCTTTAGCTTCTAGACCTTTATATGTTGCTTCTGAAAGCTCACCACTTTCATTAAATTCCTTTTGCATCGCATCAAAGTCTAAGCCTACATTCTCAACAGCTTCCCTAGCTTCCGCTGGGTTTTCCGCAGGCGTTTCTTCTGTCGGTTTAGCTGCCTCTTGACGAGACTGAGTGTATTGTTTTTCCAATTCACTATATGCTTTTGAAAGGTCTTCAGGAGATTTAAACTTCTCTGGTAACCATTCTGGACGAGCTTCTTCAGTTTGCTCCAGTGGAGCTTCAGCACCTGTAACATTTCCTTCTACCTGTACTTGTTCAACCATTAAGATTTACCCCGCTGAATTATGTTGCCCCGGGCGTTTATGTACTGAACGCCTATTTCAGCAGCTTCGGTTCCAGGCCACGCAGGGTACTTAGGCTCTTTCTTTTCTACCTTAGTTTCCTTCGGGTTATCTTTTTTCAAAGTCATTTTGGGTGTTGTCATCTACTATTCCTGTTGTTGCTGATTAGCCTTTACAACTTCTTTAATAGCACCAGGCGCAGAGGCTTGCATTGTCTCAGCCATCATCTGCTGTTGCTGGGCTTCTTGTTGCGCTTGCATCTCAGCTTGTAATTCCTGTTCAGTCTTAATCAGACCTATAGTGTCAATTCCGTGTCCTGTTGCTAGTCGAGCTACAAGGTCACCAAAGTTGATACGCTGGATTGTTTCGGGTGAAACTTGAGCCAGTTGTACTAGGTCTTGGATATAAGTGCGTAGTTTGTTTAAGTCATTCCCACGGCCTAATGCTTCTACACCAGTAACGATAACTGGCGTGACCGTACCTTTAGGTAAGGCTGGAATCTTCTTGGTTGCAGACATTCTCTTCATCAGTATGTTGACTAGAGGTAGCTGCATCTCTTGGCTCAGTACAGAGTAGACACCACCTAAAGCGGATTCTAACTCTTGAGCCATAAAACGTATCTCTTCAGCGGTAACTCTTTCAGCATTGCGCTGAATAGCTGTGTTCAAGAGAAACGCATAGGCGAGTCTGTCTTCAATTCGTTGTACTGTGTCTAGCACTACACGCATGTCATGGTGCTTCTCAGTCTGGAGAACCTTAACATCGGCAGGGTCACCTAGTATTACATCACCGTTGTGTGATTTAGCTAGGTCAGTTCTTCGGACACTTGCATTAGGGCGCACCATAAAGACAAGTTTAGCACTGGCTGCTGCGGAGCTAACCAAGGCTTCCATCAGTCCTTCAAGGGACTTCAGGTCTCCTAGATACTCTTCCACGAAAGAGCGACCGTAGTTTTCACCGTCTAAGTGAATCATACGTAGGGCTAACCAAGGCATGAGGTCTTTCTTATACTTACCCTCAGAGCCTGGTACTATGTGTCCATCAACTTCTTGATAGACCTTGTAGTTATCTGCGTCTTCTCTGTATATCTTTGTGTATAGCTTGAGGTCTTCATCGCCCTCATAGTCTACCCCGTCAATACCTTCAGGTAATGCTCTAGGGGATACAGACTCTTGTACTATAACCTCTAGCAGTTCCCCGTCTGGTGCCCGTTTAACAACAAAGCTAGACATGGGAAAGACTCGTAGACCTCCTTTCTTTGGTAGGTGTACTAAGACGTTACCGCTTACAATCAAATGCTTGAGTGCTTCAAAGAAGTTTACCCGTAAGGCTCTTCCCTCAATCTCACCCATAACCTCACGTTCAATACCCGCAAGCCCCTGCTCTATCTCTGCACGTAGCTCACCCTCACCATCAAGTTCTTGCTTGGTTTTGGTGTCCATCGCTAGACGGAAGAAGGGAGAGTTAGGTGGGAGTAGAAGAAGCATTAGCTTAGAGGCTAAGTTGTTTACACCTCTGGCTCCGATACTCTGAAACGGTTGGTAAAGGTCTGAAGCGGAACTAAAACCTTCGGGGGTAATAAGGGCAGGCAGTGTCAATTCAGCACATTCTCTGGCCCTATCGAGATAAATTTCCCTGTCTGCTTCTAGTTTATGATAACGCTTGGCGCAGGAATTAATCTCATTCATGGTCTGTTCCTATCAGTTAGCTATGTTTACACCAGTGCCAGTATTGCCACCCATGCCTAAAGCACTGTAGCCGCCCGCACTTCCACCGCCGACTTTAAGTCCACTTAAGCCTTTAGAAGACTTACCGCCACCCTTCTTAATTAGGAGGGGGGAGCTTTCAGCTAAAGTATTTCTTTCCTGAGCGTTCTTTTCA